CAGAAAGACTTCCCGTGGCCGGGGGCTTCGAATGTCTCGGTTCCTCTTTCGATGATGAACGGCAACGGCGTTTTCTCGATGTTGAAGAATTCGATAGGCTCAAGGGACCCGTTTTTTAAGGTCAAACCCACGAGAGGTGGGGACTATGCAACCCCAGAGGCCCTCGAGCACCTTCTCAGCCTAATGGTCGAGAGTCCGTATCACCTCAACCTCAGACAGGTTAATAACACAATCCTGTATGAACTCGCCACTCTCGGAACACAATTCGTTAAAATCCCATGGGTTATTGACAGGTGGCAGTTTAAGCGACGCTCGGCGGGAGGCGGTCTTGAGAATGTCGTCAAAACCCGCAAGGACTCCCCCGGGATAGTGCCCGTGCGAGCGGAAGATTTCATCTGTCGTCCGTTCTATGATGACATCCAACGAGCCCCCCTGATAGGCCAGAGAATCTACCTCTTCGAGCATGAGCTACAACAACGCGAGGCTCAGGGCATTTATCAGAACGTCGAGAAAGTCCTCGAGGGGGGCGGTCTGACAGAACTCCCCGAGGAGAAGAAAGACCAACTCGAGAGGATGGGAATCTCCCCGGATGAAGGGCGAGATATGAAACTCTACGAGATTCACGAGCTCTACACCTTTCAGGATATCGATGGTGATGGAATCCCTGAGGATATCATTCTCTGGATTGATCCCGTCACGGAGACCTTCCTCAGAACCGAATTTAATGACCTCGGAGTTCGCCCTTGGGTGAAGTTCTCGTATCTCCAGAGGCCCTATCAGCTCTACGGCATGGGCACAGGGTGGATGTCGGAGCACCTACAGGACGAGATTGACGCTCTTCACAACATGCGCATCGACGGGACGAAGCTCTCGATGCTTCAGATGTACGTCACTCGGAAAGGCTCTGGCGTTGCCCCGGGGGAGACGTTTCGTCCTCTCAAGAACATTCAAGTTGCTGATCCCAAGAACGACTTTATGCCGATCAAGTTCCCCTCGATTGGGTACGATACCATACAAGCCGAAATGATGGCGAAGGAATACTCCGACAGGGCGACAGGTGCGGGGGATTACCAGATGGGTTTTGAGTCACAGGCAGCAGGGACGAGTGCGACAGCCTCGGGGACGATGTTCCTCGCTCAACAGGGCACTAAGGTGCAACAGAGCATCCAACAGAGCGTGGAGGCAAGTTTCTCCGAGCTTGCGAGAATCGTCGTGTTCCAACTCGTGCGAAATGCCGACAGGACGAGGGAGTCGCTTTTGCCCATGCTCGAGGAGAAAGACGCGGATTTGCTCGATCAGAATCTTCTGGGACAACAGGTTGAGGATATCCCCAGCGCATTTCACTTCTCTGTCAAAACAACCGATATCGAACAGACAGAAGAAGCTCGAAAACAAGCCATGCTCACCCTCACGCAGCTCTACACCATGTACGGTGAGAAGGTCTTTGGAATGCTGCCCATGATCTATGGACCGCAGTCACAACAGGTTCCCCCCGAGATTAAAGAAGTCGCGGCGAAATTCTTCATCGGGTCGACAAAAATGATGGAAGAGGTATTCGAGACATTCGATGTCGACAACACTCAGCAATACCTCCCCTATACGAAGAACCTCCAGATGATGGTGCAAGCGATCGAGCAAATGAAATCTGAACAGGTCAATCAAGCGACAGGACAAATGACAGGAGGCCAGAATGTATCAAGCAACCGCTCAGAAATGGGACCTCGACGAGGCGCAGGTGAAAACGATGGTGGACCTGGTGGACAGCAGGGACTGGGGGCTTCTCAAGAACCTCCTCGAGAGCCTCAGGGGGGAGGACCAACGGGCTCTGGAGAATAGTGATAATTTGAATAATATCCTACGGGCGCAGGGGTCTCTGAGACTCTCGCGCCTGTTCATCGGCTATGTCGAGGACGTTGTCCGCGATGCCGTTGAAGAGATAAAATCCTAAAGAAGGAGAATGTTTATGTTAACGAAAAACATTCTGAATCCCGAGGAAAGAGTTAGCTTCCTCATGGTTCCTGATGAAGGCGGGGGATCAGAATCCCCTCCCGAGGAAAATCCCGAGATTGCTTTCGAGGACGACACGGACGATGAGATAATCATCTCTGACGAACCTCTCGAGGACGACACATCGAGCGATCCCGCTCCTGACGTCACCAAGGAAGACCTCCTCTCGAGGATCGAATCCATGCAGGAGCAGATGCAAAACGCCCAGCAGCGCGGGGATGAGGTTAGTGCCCTCCGTGAGGGAATCGGCGAGCTGGCGAAGTCGATGAAGTCCGCTCCCTCTGAGAGAGATTTGCAGGGACAACAGTCGCAACAGCCTCAAGAGAGCGAGGACGAGTATCGCAAAAAGTTCAACGAGAACTTCTACGACGATCCCTACTCCTACATGCAGGACTTCACCATGAAGAAACTCGGTCCTGAGTTCAATCGAATCCTCTCCACGCAGGAGAAAATGTTCCGTAAGGAAATCCAGCGCGATCCCTCTCGAAAGGACACCTATTCGAAGTACAAGGACGAGATCGAGGAAGAATACCAGCAAATCCCTCAGTACCAGCGCATGACCGATCCCGATGCGATGGCAAAAGCCCACGATCGCGTGGTCTCGCGTCACATCGATGACATCGTTCAGCAGAAGGTGCAGGAGGCTCTACAGGAACAACAGGGCTCGGGGCAACAGAACCAGAGGCGACAGGGCGCCAATCGACAGAGCTCGCAGCCGCTGTATGCAGAATCAAGCAACACCCCAAAGCCGACAGGGGGACAAAAGAGACAACCCAAGCGACTTTCCACACGAGAGGCCCGTTGGGCAGATAACAAGGGTCTTCCCTACGACAAAGCCCTTGAAATCCTCTCAAGAAAACCCAACCTAAAGGAGAAGATCAATGGCAACAGGTAATACCCAGCAGCAGAAGAAAACCACCAAGAACTCTAATACGTCAAGCACGTCAAGCACGTCAAAACAGAAAGAAAAAATCACAATAACCATTGACGATGACCCCGAAGAAGTGATACGTTTATCCAATGAAGGGAATTTTCTCGAATTCGATGACTCGGTGGAATCCTTCCTCCCTCTCGATAACGAGACAATTTCCGAGCTTAAGAAGGACGATCGGGAGCGGTACTTCCTCGCGTACGGAAGCTGGAAGTACAACTATGAGAATTCCGATCCCACCCCGAGTGATGTTTCGATCTCCGGTCGGCTTGCCAGCGCGACCGCGAGAATGCGAGTTGAGGGCAAAGACCCCAACAAGCACTATGCGTGGAAGAGGCCCGATGAACTCCGCGAAGCTGGCTATGAGGGGTACAAGGTCGCGAGGGGAGACACCCTTCGGTCCTTTGGTGGAAGCCCGTCAAGTGTGCATCGGATATCCTCAATGGGAGACGATGAGCTCATATTGATGGAAATTCCGAAGAAGACACGCGAAGCTCAGAGACGCGCGGTTGGAGAGAAGTCCCGACGCCGTGTTAAGAACTTCGACGAGCAAACGGCGGAGAATATTCGTCGAGACAGAGGACTACCGTTTCAGAGTGGAGGTTCTCCACGGGGTGGTCCTAATTTTACACCTACAAGAGAGGAGTAAAGCATGGCAAGAGATAATGCAAGAGGCTTTGAATGGGCCGGTTCTCTCGTGGGCGGTGTCGCAGGGCCTCGGACGCTGAAGCTCGCTATGGCAGCTTCGACGACCATTACAGAGGGAGATGCGGTTGTGTTTTCCTCGGGTTATGTTGATGCCGCTTCGAGCACGAGCGGAACCATCGCAGGAGTTGCGGTGGAGTCCAAGACGACCGGGTCTGGTGAGCATCCGAGGATTCTCGTAATCCCCGCGCTTCCGTTCTATCTGTTCCGAGCGAACACGAGCGGAACCCCCACACAGGCAATGGTAGGCACTGCGGTGGATATCGAAGGCTCCACCGGAGAAATGGAAGTCAACGAAAACGCAACGACCGAGACCGTCGTACAGATCGTTGATATCGACCGAGATGGTTTTAGCGATAACGCCTTTGGAACTGCGAATTCGGATGTAATCGTCCGCTTTGTGCGTTCTGACTTCGGCGACGTTAATACCGCTGCATAATCGAGGAGGTTATAGCAAATGATTACTAATACGAAAGTCTTCGGCAACCACCTCGACAAGGATATCGACAAGATTTTCTTCGACGAGTATTCGGTTGCTCCGAGTGAATTTGATAAGATTTTTAAGGTGGAAAACGCCCCTGCGGGGGATCACTACACCGGGTCGGAGCTTTCCCCTCTGGGTCAGCTTCGTGAGGTTCCCGAGGGTGATGGAATTCAGTTTGACCTTCCCGTGGAAGGACACAAGAAAACCATCTACTACGATGCCTATGGTCTGGGGTTTCAGATTACCCCCCAGATGTACAAGGACGACCTCACCGGGAACTTCCGACAGATGCCGCAGAAGCTTGCAAAGAGCGCGGCTCAGAAGCCCAACCTTGTGGCGTTTGACATCTTCAACAACGCGTTCGACAGCGAGACCTCTTGGGACGGACAGTACGTGTTCGATACCGATCACGTGACTCTCAAGAGCGGTGAGACCATCGCCAACGAGCCCGGAACGGCATCGGCCTTGAGCGAGACCTCGCTTCAGGCGGCGTTTGAGTACTTCGACCAGCTTGTAGACGAGGCGGGGAATCCTCTCGATCTCACCGGGCCGTTTACTCTCATCGTGCCGAACGAGCTCAAGTACACCGCGAAGAAGCTCATGAAGAACGTGGGACAGATTGGAACCGAGAACAACGACCTCAACGTGGTCGGAACCGAGGATGGAGTCGTGGATGCATACAATCTGCATGTGTCGCGGTATCTGACCTCTTCCACCGCGTGGTTTCTGTGCAGTCCGAGCCATCAGTTCTACTTCTTCTGGAAGGATCGCGCGGAGTTGAACTCCGCGGATGACTTCTACACGGGTAATGCTCTCTTTAAGGTCTGGATGCGTTTTAGCGCGTTCGTGATGGACTACAAAGGGGCATATGGAAATGAGGGGGCTTAATAGTCCATTGTAAAAATTCTTCATAGTCCATTTTCTACAAGGGTCCCCCTCGGGACCCTTTACTTTTTTAAAGGGATTTGATATTATATACTCATGGCAGAGCAACACATCACGAGGACGGTAACATATACAGAACCTCGGTGGAAACCTGACGCGGGGACGACGAAAACTGTCGATATGATCGAAGCTCAGTACACAACCGGCGAGAGGTTCAATTTCGAGAAGTGGCAACTCGAGGCTATCGATGGATTGAGTTATCCCGAGAGCGAACTCGTGCAGTTTCGAGGGGCATGGTACACCCCCGAGCATCTGCAAGATGAAATCCACGACGAGAACACGAAATAGGAGAGAGAAATGGCAATAACCATGGCAGGGCATGCGGTTAGAATGACCTCGGGGGATTCCCTCACAGGAACCCAGAGAATTCAAGCGATCTATGCTGAGGGCGCAACCACGCTCGAAGACACCTCGGGGAATGAAATAATCGACCTCTCAGGAGGGGATGATATTTCCTTTCCTCAGGGGATACAGGTCAATGGAATCTCCGCGAGCGGAACCGGGCCTGTTTTTATCTATCTCCAGTAAGGAGCTAACCACATGACCCTTGATGAAGTAAGACGCGAGTTGTGGCAACAGCTCGGAGAACCAACCGATCTCGACCCTTCAGAGGACACCCAATACAACGGGGGTCCTTTGCTTAATTGGGTCATAAATGAGGGACAGCGAGAGATCGCGAGCTGGCGAGACCCACAGCTCGGTTGGGTCATTCGAATGAGGAATCTCTATGATTTCTTTTTCTTTCAGATGTCCTCGAAGACGGGCACCCTCGGAACGAACGCTTCCTCCACAACCCAGATAACCCTTCCCACGAGCATTGCCAAGGACGGCGAAGATCGCTACAACGGCTGGATTCTCGAGTGGAACAACGACCGTAAGCTCATTATGGATTTCAACGACACCACGAAGGTTGCCACCGTGCATGAACCGTTCAGCGCGGTTCCACAAAGCGGAGACGAAGTTTCTTTGTACCACAACTTCTATTACCTCCTCCCTTCAACACATCCTTGGGTCTCCGAGCACATTCAAGTCCCCGGAAAAACCGACTCCTATCGCTCCACGGGGAATCTACAAGAAATCCTCAAGATATCCGACCTCGAGCGCGAGAGAGTCCTCTCCAAAGCAGGACGAACGGATAATTTCATTCGAAGTCGTACTGATATTGGTGATCCTCAGAGCTGGTATCGCTTTGGAAATCGTTTGGTCTTTGATGAGGCTGTTGACGATTCTCGTTGGTTCGAGGCTGAGTATTATCGCCTTCCGACAGAAGTCGTTGAGGACGACGACATCCTCGATTTGCCCGAGATGTTCCACTATGGGGTTGTTCTTTGGGGCATCGAATGGGGACTCCGTCGAGACCGCGAAAACTCGGAGAAATACTCAACCAAGAGAGACCTCGTGGACTTCATGCGGCATAAGAAATCTCAATACGACATGGAATACGAGCGTGATTTCGATCACGGCATAATGGAGGTACGTTAATGGCTTCTTGGACGACGACATT